ACCTTGGACCACGACAGAGACATAGAATTTGTAATAGACCCAATGGATGTGGATGAGACAAATCTTGTGGTAACCATAGCAAATATTCAGAAGCGTTTTGAAACTACACAGGCAATACCTGAGGCAGACTGCTATACATACTCAAAGATATATTCAGAGGCAGTAAGGGTAGGCGCAAAGGTAAAGACGACAGCTATTACCGAAGCCAACGTACTGGCAGACTTTGACGACAATCTGGAGGCTATGGCAGAGGCAGGCGTTCCCCTTGACAGGGTTGTACTTTATTGTACGCCGGCTTATAAGAAACTCCTTAAAAATGCGGAGGGCATACAGAGAACGCTGCAGGCTACAGGCGGAGCAAATATAGACAGGAGAGTGCGTTCTGTAGACGATATAGGAACAATTCATGAGGTGCCGTCGGCACGTCTCAAAACATTATATGATTTTACCGACGGCTGTGTGCCTGATACATCAGCAAAGCAGATTAATTATATACTCATTGACCCTGAGGCTCAGGTATCAAGGAATAAATATTCGTATATCAAATTATTTACTCCGGGTACAGACTCAAGGACAGCAGACAATTATCTGTATCAGAACAGAAAGTATAACGGCACCTTTGCCATAGACGAGCTTATGACAGAAGGCTGCATTATACATACGGAAGCATAGGAGGGATAATATGTTAAAAGTAAAAAAGGGAAATAAGGTTTATAAGATAAGTGAGGCAGAAAAAACATCATATTTAGCAAACGGATATGATGTAATAGACGAAAACGGAAATGTAATTGAACATGCCTTAAACAGCACGGTACCATATTCAGAGTATATCAAGGTTGTAAAGGAGCTGGAGGAGCTTAAAGCAGCAACGGAAAAGGATAAGAAGGGCGCAAAATCAGCAAAGGAGGAGTAGCCTATGGCATATAAGCCTTATGCTGATGCAGAATATTATACAAATGAATATAAAGGCGCCATATTATCAGACGACAATATGGAAAAATCCCTTAAAGCAGCAAGCCGGCACATAGATACCCTTACCTATAACAGAATTACAGGCAGGGGCATTTCAGCCCTGACAGAATTTCAGCAGGATATAATAAAAGAGGTATGCTGTGAAATGGCAGACTTTGAAACGGAAAATGCCGATATGCTCCAAAGCGTATTACAGCAGTACTCCATAAACGGTGTGTCCATGACCTTTGGAAGCGCATGGAACTTAAAGCTCCAAAACGGTGTTGTCATACGCATGGACACATATGAAAAGCTTTGTCAGACAGGACTTTGCTGCAGGCTTTTAAGATGAAAGGCGGTGTCAGCTTATGAAATTTCCCTGCCTGATACCTGCATGGGTATGCAGGACAGATATAGAAGTATGTATTGAGCAGGAGGGCGTAAATAAGTACGGAGAGCCTCTTGAAGCCATTAAATGGACAGGAAAAGCCAATTATCAGGATAAGGGCAAAACCGTACTTACGGCAGAGAAAAAGCTTATACAGTTGTCAGGCTGTGCATTAATACCGGGAGATATAGCTCCGGATATACCAATAATAAGCGGAGGAGCCATAAAGGTATATGGAGTGGAAAGATACATATATGAGGGCACAAAGGCACGTAATCCTGACGGAACAGTAAATTTCACAAGATTGGATGTGATATAGATGAGAGCAGTAAGAAGCCGTGTAAAAATATATAAGGGCAATATTAAAAATCTTGAAAAGGCAGCAAAGACAGCGCTGGCAAAAACAACGGAAGAGCTTCACAATGAAATAGTACAGGCTCAGGTTGTGCCAAGAGACCAGGGGGCGCTGGAAGGAGAGAAATTTTCTGAAAATTATGAAGAGTTGGAAAGAGGAAAAACAGAGCTTGTCTTTGAGGGACCATATGCACGAAGGCTGTATTATCACCCTGAATATAATTTTAACAGGGGAGTCTGTGTCGACGATAAAGGCATGAAACACGAAGGAAATCCTCATGCAAAAGGTAAATGGCTTGAGGACTGGGCGAAGGGAGGCAGTAAAGAAAACAATGTGATAGAAAACTTTAAGAAAAATTATAGAAGGGAGACAGGCTTATGATACTGCTTAGAGACATCAGGGACTATATAGCTTCGCTTTGTATAGCAGAGGATGAGCACTGCTTTTGTGGAAGGATGCCTGATAAAAAGGATAAAAGCATAGGTATATATAACCTAAAGACAGGCAGACAGCCCACGACAGCAGCAGGAGGCAATAAAAACAGGTCATATAAAACAAAAGCCATTTCTCTTTTAGTCCACTGGAATAAAAATCCAACGGAAACCGAAAAGGCAGCAATACAGTTGTATGATGTATTGCATAATACAAGAGGGGCGAACGTAAACGGACATAATATCATTTTTATACAAATGCTTCAGGAGGAGCCTGTATCAGTAGATACAGACGAAAAAGGAGTATTTGAATATGTGATAGAGTGTCTTTTTTATATTGAAAAAGGAAAGGAAGATATAAATGAGTAATGTAAGACAAGGAGTAAACCCTACAAATGAAATTGAGTTCGGAGTCTGCATAACAGGCAGACCGGCAGATACAGAAATGGAGACAGCAGAATATACGACCGTCAAGGATGCGGAGGGCTTAAGCATATCCATAGACGGCAAGGTAGAGGAATGGAATCCAATGGACATACACGGCTGGGGCAGACGTTTAATGACAGCCAAAAGCTTATCTATTTCCATGGGAGGAAAGAGAAATTACGGTGACGCCGGCAATGATTATGTTGCAAGTCTGGCATATAAGATGGGGCAGGATGTAAATTCATCTATGAAGATTACATTTCCTAACGGAGACTGCCTTATTATGCCATGTGTAATTAATACAACATCACTGGCAGGAGACTCTACCGCCATAGAAGCGTTGGAATGGGAAGCGCTTTCAGACGGAAGGCCTGTATATGTGCCTTACAAGGCAGCAGAGTGACACCATAATAAAACAATATTACACTGCGATAAAGGGAGGAGGGCATTAAGCCTCCCTCCTTAATTATTATTTTTTTTTGGAGGATAAGAAAAATGAGTAAAGTATATGATATTTCAGCAAAAATAACAAACAGCAGACCAACAATTAAGATAACAAAGGATATTATCTGCGAAGTAAACAACAGAAAGAGCGCCATTTTAAGTATACAGGCTATGTATAAGGAGGCAGCAAAGAAAGAAACAGAGGAAAAGGTAATCGTAGAAAAAGCGCTTGCACTTCTTTTAGGAAATGACAATGCAGAAAAGCTGGAAAAGTTGGACTTGCCGTTTCCTGAGTATATGGAGGTATATCACAGCGTGGTAGCTCTGGCGCAGGGAGAGGACCCTACAGAGGATAAAACAACGCCCTAGTCCTAGTGAAAGCTATTATGATTTATTTGACGACTGGGAGCTGGTGGAAAGCAGCTTCCTAAAGCAATACGGTATACGTATACGGCAGGATGATGATATGTCATGGTCTGAATTTTGCTCCTTATTATCAGGGCTTATGGCTGACACACCATTAGGACAGGTTGTTGCAATAAGGGCTGAAAAGGACATAAAGGTAATAAAGAAGTTCAATAAGGAGCAGAAGCGTATATATGACCAGTGGAAGCTGGGCAGAATGAAAAAATGTAAAAAAGATAAAAAGGCTTATATGGATTACTGGCTGAAACTTCAGCAGGAATTTAAGAAAGCCTTTAGTAATCAATAAAAATATATAAGGCAGAGAGAGGAGGTGGACATATTGGCAGGAGAAAGCAGAGACAGGTCGGTAGTGGCGCAGTTGTCCTTTGAATTAGGTATAGATACAGACAGCCTTTATAAGGAGCTTACGCAGTTTACAAATAATGCAGACAGGCAGCTTACATCTTCATTTGCAAATACAGGAAAGAACATGGGAAAGAAGCTGCTGGCAGGCTTTGGCTTTGGAGCAGCCATATATAAGCTAAAGGAATTAGTCAGCTCAAGCATAGAATTAGGCTCAAATCTTACAGAAGTACAAAACGTGGTAGATACTTCATTTAAGACAATGAGCAGCGCAGTAGATGCATTTGCAAAGGATGCCATGTATAATTTTGGCTTATCTGAAACCGTAGCAAAAAAATACATGGGAACAATAGGAGCCATGAACAATGCATTTGGATTTACGGAAAAAGCAAGTTATGACATGGCAGAGGCAGTAACAGGACTGGCAGGAGATGTAGCATCCTTCTTTAATCTGGAGTCTGACGAAGCATTTACAAAGCTCAAAAGTATATGGACAGGGGAAACTGAAACCTTAAAGGACTTAGGTGTAGTTATGACACAGACGGCGCTTGACCAGTACGCATTAAATAACGGCTTTGGCAAAACCACCGTAAAGATGACAGAGCAGGAAAAGGTAATGCTGCGCTTCCAATATGTTACAAATGCATTGTCTGACGCAACAGGAGATTTTGTTAAAACTCAGGATACCTGGGCAAATCAGACAAGGGTATTGTCCTTAAGGATTGAAAGCCTTAAGGCAACAATGGGACAGGGCTTTATAAACTTGTTTACACCTATACTGCGAGGCTTAAATTCAATGCTTGAAAAGCTGTCGGCAGTAGCAGAGGGCTTTAAGCTGTTTACGGAAAGCATAACCGGAACAACATCAGTAACACAGGGCTTTGCAAATGTAGCGGCAGGAGCGCAGAATGCAGCGGGAAATGTTGATAATATAACCACATCCCTTCAAAAAGCAAAAAAGGAGCTGGCAGGCTTTGATAAAATAACAAAAATAGGTGATGAAAGCAGTAATGCATCATCAGGCATTGGCGCTCCTGCAGATACTGACATAGGAAATATGGGAGAGGCAGCAGGGGAAGTAAGCTCTATGGCTAATTCCATAGCAGATGCGCTGGAGCCGTTGAGAAAGCTTATAGAGGACTGGAAGATTGGAGATTTCTTTTCTGTAGGCGGAGATGTATCTGATTTGGTAATACAGATAAACGACTTTATAGCTGAGGCTATAGCGTCAGTAAACTGGGAAAAGCTTGGTGCAAATGTAGGAGCCTTCTTACGGGGAATAAAGTGGCTTGATGTGCTTAAAAGTATTGGAAATGTTATAGGTGAGGCGCTTGATGGCGCAATAGATTTTTGGTTTGGCGCATTTTCAGAGGCACCGTTTGAAACAGCGCTTATAACGGCTATGGCTCTGTGGAAATTTACAGGGGTAGGAAAAGCCCTTGTAGGAAAGATAAATACATCACTTGGCGCATCAATTCCGGCAGAAGGCTTTAGCTTAAAGTCAGCTTTAAAGGTTATGTTACAATTAGTTTTTGCATTTAAGGTTGGTGATAAAATAGGCTCTGAGCTGGCAAAAATGCTTGATGATGAAGTGGCAAATATACTGGGAGAAGATACTTTTTTTGATTATGTATTTAAGTTTGGCTTTGAAGAAGGACTGCACGACCTTGCAAACGCAATGAGACCGTCAGCTCTTATTAGTTATATTAAAAATAATGGAGGAACTACGGAAATTGAATTTAATATAACTGCAGAAACAAAAGAATTTCAAGAAAAAATAAACAAAGCTGTATCTTCATTAGAGAAATTTAAGACATCATCGAAAGATACCTTAAAAAATATTGATGCTGAATATGAAAATGTTCTTGAGACTGCCCGGAAATATTTTGAATTGTCTCAAAAAGACCCGTCTTTATTCACAGAAGCCGACCTTTTAAATTTAAAACATTATGAGGAGAAATTAACTAAATATGGTATAAATATGAAAGGCAGCATTGATGAGGTTACAAAGGCATGGCAAGGTACCAATGAAGAATTGCTTAAGCTGATTGAAAATCAAAGAAATGCCTCAAAATTACAGGCATATACTGATATTATAGCAGAGGCGCAAAAGCAGGACATAACTCTGAGGAGAGATTTGCAGGAGGCATTTGACCAATTTGAAGATAAGGACTTACTTGCAGACCTATGGACA